TTAATAAAATGACTCCAAAAGCAAGAGAAGCATTTGAAACAGCTAAGAAATATTACATGAAAGAGTTTGGTTGGACTGAAGCACAAGCAGACGCAGTTCTACAAACAATTGCCACAACTGCTGGAGATAAATTAGATTTATTTAGCGATCCTGAAAAATTAAAGGGTATGGCATCAGGTATGTATAAATCTGCATCAGGTGCTGTCAAAGATAGATATTTAGCTAGTATTGATAAAGGTAAAATAGTTGTAAATCAAGCTACTTTGTTGTTAGCTAATGGAGAATTGATAGCAGATGATTTAGGTAAAAAGATTGTAGATTCATCAAAAGAATTGGGAAAACAAACGCTACAAGGTGCTAGTGCAGTTGTCAGTACAGTTTCGACTGCGGTAACTAATAATACTACAACAAATAATTCTTCTGTCAGTCAGGGTGGTGGGTCAAAATCAGAAGGTCGAGCTTGGTTTGATTATCAAGTTTTTACAGGCAATTATCGTTAAGGAGATTATATAATGCCATTAAGTAATTCTAACATTCTTCAAAGAACATTTGGGTATCCACCAAGTAATCTAGAAGAAAGAACCAATATAATGATAAAAAAATCTATGCCGGTGGTAACCTTCTTTCCGTCAAAACCACATTTTCAATCAGGTCTAGATTTATTTTCATTAACTCCTGCCTGGGGAGAATATACAAAACTATTAAAAGGCAATGGTTTTGAAACTCCAAACTTAGGAAACGATGGAATAAAACTAGCATATTTAGCTGATAACTTTCCAACTGATTCTTTTACAAATGAATATGGAGAAAACTTTCTTCAAAAATTTACAGATGTTGCATCAGAAGGGGCAGCTTCAATCGCTCAAATGATGGGGGCATCTAGTGCAACTGATGTATTTAGAAAAGTACAAAAAAACCTTCAAGGAAAAGATACTGGTATTAGCAAAGGTTTGGGGACGGGAATGGAATACATAGGAAATATGGCAAAGTCATCTCTTGATGCTTTAAGTCAAATTCCTATTGGTAAAACAGCAGCGGCTGGAGTAAATGTAGTAAATAGATTATTGGCTGGGTCAAGAATAGATTTTCCAATGGTATGGAAATCAAGTGGGTTTCAACCATCATATTCATTTACTGTAAGATTATATAATCCTTATCCTCAAGATGAAGACTATACAAATAAATATATAATTGGACCTGTTGTTGCTATACTATTAATGGGGGTTCCAAGAGCACAGGATTCAGCAACATTCACATGGCCATTTTTACATCGAATTGAATGTCCTGGTCTCTTTGATTTAGACCCTGGTTTTATCTCTAATATTACTGTAGTAAAAGGTGGCGATCAACAACAAATATCATTAAATCAAAGACTTGGTATTGTCGATGTTAGAATAGATGTGGGGAGTTTATATAGTAGTATGCTTGGTGGATCTGATAAAGTTACATCAATAAGACCAACTGTTTTAAAATATGCAAGATCAATGGCTGGTCAAAAAAATATCACTTCTAGAAGAGATGATAATTTACAATTTTCAAGAAAACCTGGCGATGGACCACAAGGAAACAGGGCAGTTGGGGCAACTAGCAGGGGAGAAGATATAAGAATGTCAGGACAACAATATACAATATCAACTCCTTCTGGTACACAAACTTTGACTTATCGTACTCGTCCAACTGTTAGTCCTAAAGTTCAAGCAGACGCAACTGATACTGGAGCAGGAGGTGATAATACTCCAACAGATCGAGTTGATTCAGATTCAGAAGATGTATATCAAGAATTAGTAGATAAGGGTCTGCCATTTTAACAAATAGTATTTCTCATACTCATTGTTAAATAGTACGCAAGGTAGGAATGTATAGTAAATTGGGTTTGAGTTGTATATGATTGAAATGTTTTTAGATATCTAATATCTTTTAAAATTTTGATCAATAGAATATCAATTTGTTGCTTAAAGTATATTCTTAATCTTGTTCTTTTTACTGCCATTAATTTTTTAACATATTCGTAATATTTACTTCCGCAAAACATAGACTTATCAGTAACATCTTTTATAAACAATTGTAAAATCAATCTAATCTCATCAGCATATCTCATGTCTTTTAATTGTTTAGTTATCAAATTAGCAATAGCGGGTTTTATTTTAGTTATTCTTTGCGATTCTTCCAAAGCTTTTTCATCTACTGTTTTATATATAGTTATTTTTTTGACAGTAGCATCAATTACCCGCTTACCTCTTTCCAATGCTTGTGATTGATATACATTCCCTTCATCATCTGAAACATCAACTTGCGTTTTTAATGCATCTCCAGATTTCCACGCTCTATAATAATGCTCAGCAAAACTCTTTACACTTTGAGCAATTCGATGTCTAGAAGCAGATAAAAATTGAATAATTCCATCGACGTTGAATGTTTTAATATCATTTGTGTATTTCTTTTCTAATTCTTTTGCTAAATGAAAAAGACTATTTCCAATTGTTTTTTCTCTTGAAAATAAATGTGTTTTAGTTATGGTTTCTAATGCGTATGAAAAAACTTCTTCGTTACAGAATTGTGGAAAATGATTTTTAAATTTATGACCATATTGTCTAACTAAATGATAAACCATAGCTGAATGATATAGTGTTTTATTTTTATTTTTAAGTGCATACCACATAATAAATATTAATAAATTAGAATCTGGTTGAATTACAGGAAGAAATGTTTCAGCCATTGTTCCCTTATAAGTTCTCTTAATAAAATCTTTCACATCTTTATCTGTCAATCCTGTAGCATTTAATAGTTGATGATATGGCGCTTTATGAGTAGGAAGATAACAAGGAGTAGACAAATTATTCATATCCCTAGATAGAATCTTCAATAATGTTCGTTGAAGATTTGTAATATTTATTTTTGATTTTTCTAGTATGATTTTCATAATATTTTAAAGGATTTTAAGTGTAATAGAGTCTTCTGTAAAATAGACATATTCTGGCCCATATTCCAAAAGTTCATCCTGTGTTAGATTTATTAAATCAAAATTAAAGAAAATATTTGATACAGGTTTAAGTAATCTACAATGATCAACTCCATCTATCTCCTGAACTACATCAATTATTTCAGAACCATACAGTTCAATTTCAATACCAAACCGATCTGAAAATGCCTCTACTAAAGTAGTCCTAACCGTATTAGCAAGAGTTGAAATCGATCCTGTATATTCATCTGTTTGAAATACATCTAATTGTATTTCTAATGGAATATTATAATTTGGTAAGACCCAACCTCCGGCACCATAAATATATTTATATGCTTTATCAGTAACATATACAATATCATCTGTATTAGGAATGAAATAAATCCAATTAGTAGAAGTACCGTCAGTATAACATTCAGCTATTTGTCCATCTTTACCAGTCCATTCACCAGTCCCATTTAATATAATATATCTTTCACCTGAAGAACATGGGACAGGAACAATACAAGAACTAAAATCTTTAACATCTTGTGTATTTGTTTCATTCAATTGCATGTTTTGTAATTGACCAATTGTATTTCCAAATTTAATATTTACAAAATCAGTCATCATTTTATAATCTTGAAAAGTAAGATTGGTTAATAATGCCTGCAAAACATTTGTCTCAAATTCTCTTGGGTTTGTAAGACTATCATAATATTCTTTTTCAATTACAGGTATATCATAAACTGTATATGTAGTACTATCAATTGCCACTACATTTGATCTAGTATAATTTCCCAATGCTTGTCTAAGAATAAATGTATTTTGATACTTGCCAATATCACCCTCAGTTGGGTGATTGAGTGTAAAGTAATATGTTAATTCTCCTTCTCCAATTGATGTATAATCAGGGATAAGTAAAGTAAATTGATTTGAAGTTGAATCATTAACCATAGTGAATGTTGAACCAGTCTCTAAAATTTCCATTTCTGCTGTTACTAAATCTGGGTCAAGAGCTGTAGTGTTATATTTAAGTGCAAAATTTACTTGACTTGTTCCGGATGTTGATACTACCAAATTATCTGCATATAAAGGATATTCAGAACTATAACTAGTAATCAATGTAGGAATTTGTTCAAGTTCAAATAATACATAACTATAATCAGCAACAGTATTTAAAGGTTCAATTAACATATCAAATAATGTATAAAAATCTGTACCGTTTATATCAATAACTGTTTTTCTTGGAACAACTAAATCGCTGAAAGTTTCAAATGCATTTCTAGTTGGAACAATATCATCCAAATATAAAAGAGTAATAAATAAAGCTATTTCATTTACCTTTACATCAGATCGTTTCAGAACAGGTAATGAGTTTGAACCAATTGGAGAATTATCAATAATAATATTTGAATTTATATAATCTTGTTCTGTAACTGTTCTTTCAAGAGCAGTAAGATTAATAATCGAATTTCTTCTTACATCTTCAACTCCTTCTTCATCTGTTCCGCCCGTAGCTCCAATTGTATTGACAACTGTATAACTTACTAATTCATTAATTCCAGCATCTGTTGCATTATAAATTCTATCGCCTGTTTGAATTGATCCTGCAATAACATTTCCATTTTCTCCTTCTGTTAATATCAATGTAACTTCTATTGTACTACCAGCTGGAGGTTGATAACCAATTATTCCATTACCAAATGATAAATTAATTCCTGAATCAGTTCTTCTTAAAACATAACCCTTTGTATTTTCATCCATTAAATACAAACTTTCATAACCGATATATGTATTCCACCCTGTCTGACCTGGCTCTCTTACCTGAACTTCAATATCAGCAAGTTTTCCAGTAAATGAAACATCTGTATTATAGAATTGATATATCTGTAAATCAGATGGAATTTGAAATTCTTGTACTTCAGTAGTTAACTGTCTAACATTTAAAGCAAAAGAAAAAGATTCAGGACCAATTATAACAGGAACGTTAAGAACTTTACTTCCCTCTTGGGCAATTATTTCAACAGAACTATTGCTAGTTACAGTTATCGTTGTATTATAATATGTGGAAAATGTGACTTCATCGTTTGCAAATACTTTAAAATTTTCTGGTATAGTAAACTCAGCAACTGGATCGGTAAACCCAAAAGGCATTTCAAAAAGAACATTAACACTTGCATATGTTGCTAATTTACCCTCATAACCAATAAATGCAGCAAGATTATAAATTGAATCTGGAAGCTGTGCTTTTGTTAAGAAAAATTCACGATATACTGAAGTTTGATAGAACATTCAATTACTTGTGAGTGTCGCTAACGCTTCAACTACAAAAGATAAAAATGATGATTTTACAAGATCTACATTTTCCAGTTCTAAATACTTTTTTAGTTCAGCAATGATCATATTTCTATTTTGCTCTCTAGAAATATAAACCGTTTGTGAAACTGGGGTATCAGCCATAATAATTATCCTTTATACTAAATAGAAACCGCTATTTGAATCAAACAATTCTCTTTTACATCTATTTCTCAATGTTTCATTTTTACTTAAAAGTTTGGTCAAATATTCAGCGTCTTCAAGCTCATGAATTTTTTTGTCGTAATCATAAAAAACATATGTATCCAATACTTGTTTATTCAAATCAACTTCTGTTATGCTTTGTTCAACTTCAACTTTTAATTTCCAAAACAATCGATCCGCATTAACAGATTTTTCAACACCTGAAACATTATAGACTGGGTATGTATCATTAACAGGTCTTAAATAAGCTGATTCTAATTTTATTTTATCATTTGGAAGAGGTGTAAAATTATAGGTACTCGGAATAACAAAACGCGTTTCATTTTCTTTTATATATCCAATATCTTGACCATCAAAAATAGTTGAAACATCTTCAATATAATAGACAGGTAATAACAACATTTTATTCCATTTGATTCCAGAAAACTCACCAACTCTATCATATGCGCCACCAAATACATGTTCATCTTCCCAGATGGTTTCTTCGGAATCAATATGATAATAGGTTGTTAGAAACGCAACTACGTCTTTACTATAAAAATCATATATGAGTTGTTGATACTCATGTATATAGTCATAAATTCTAGTAAATTTTTGTGTTGACATTAGTCAGCAGTCCTTGTTAAGAAATCGGCAAATGTTGTCTCATCAAATTTAACATCTAATGTACCTGTCTTTCCCTGGTATTTTGCATAAATCATTACATTAAATCTTTTTCCATTGTTTTGAACGGTGACTTCAACATTTTCTATAATTGCTCTATCATCATACATTTGAATACGATCTACTATTTCTCTTTTAATACCTTCAACAGTTCTTTCGTCAGAAGGTTCAAAAACATGTTTGTATAAATCGCTGCCAAACTCAGGATCATGTAAATAAGTTCCTCTTGGTGTTAATAATATATTATTCCATGAATTTAAAATAACATTCAATCCATTTATTCTTTTAAAATCTCCAATTGAAGATATTAAAGGAAGATAATCGTGAACTAATGACTCAGAACCGATAACTTCTCTATTAAAACGATCAAGCAAATTGGCCATATTTAGTTCCTCTTAGCTATCTCCTCATCTACCATCTTCTTTTTATCTTCTTCTAAACTAGTTTTCCATTTGAGATAATTGTAAAATCTTTTAATTGGCATATCTATCACAGTTTGATAGCCTTGTCTACTCATTTCCATACAAGCAAAAATGTTAGACTCAAGCATATCTCGGTACTTATTGATACTATCAG